AATCAGGATCTGGATAAAAATTCCATACAGATACATGAGAAACTTGTGGTATTGTTTTAAACTCAGGATTATATTCACCACTTTCATCATCCCAACTAGGATACTCTTTATCTACAGCAAATGGTCCTTTCATTATACCAGTACCAAATAATGCCATTTCAAATGCAGTACTACGTAAATGTTTAGATGCAGAAGATTCCTGTAATTGATCTTGTATTTTCTTTTGCATTTTTTTAGCTGCAATCATATCAGGGCTAAAAGTAACAGAGGTAGGAGTTCCACCTATACCTTCTTTAACACCTTCAACAGATTCTAATTTATCCCTTAACTCTGGATTTAACATTTCTTGTAATGTTTTAGAAGTTGCACCTTTAGGTAATTCTTTTCCGTCACCTGCATAACCATATGGAGAAGTTAATTCTCCTTCTTCTTTTCTTAATTCAGGTGGTATAGCAGGATCAAAATGTACATTTTCAACTACTCCATCAGGTAATTCTGTAGGATCTATTGTAATTGGAAAAGTATTTTTAGAAAATAGTACATCCACTATTTGTCCATAAGCAGCTAATGTTTTTGTTTTAGTGACTTTAATAAATACTCTGGATTTTTCTGCTTCAGTAAATTGTACATCAGGACCATATATACCACGATAGTTGCGGTAAGCCTTGAGCCATCTTTCTTCATCTTGCCTCCTATAATCTTCAGATCGTTTATATCTTTCTAATATAAAAGGTATAATACTTGAATTATCAGTATCTTCTAAAGCTACTGCTTCATCCTCAATAAATATTTCATTATCTTCTTCAGCCATTTATCTATCCTTAATATCCAAATGTTGCATCTGCTATTGGCATTGATCTTTGAGAGTTAAAGTTAGGATCATAATCAAATATACTAAACCTTGGTCTACTCATTATACCATATCTTAAAGCGTCATACAAGTGGTCTTCTGAATTTGTATCTACATCTTCTGGATTCTTTTTATCTAAAGGTATTGCAGGTATTTGAGCTACAGTATTAACACAGTTATTAAAAAATACTAGTCTAGGTTCTTCTGTAAATTCATCTACTTGTAATCTTCTATGTATTTCATTCTTCCCTGAAACACGTGAACCTTTAGATCTATCAGAAGGACGCCATCTACATCCACGTAATATCATTTGTTCCGCAAGACTTGGGCCTGTGTCACCACGCTTATGCCATAGAGAGCTATCCAAAACTCCATACTTAATACTTCCATCACCAGCCTCTAAATCTAGTATCATATCAGCTAAATCTGTGGCTAAAACTTTCTTTACATATAGTTCTCTATAAATAACAATTTGTTCATTAGGAGCTACAGCAAACCAAAGTACACCTGTATGAGAACCATATCCATAATCACATGCTCTAAACTTAACCCAGTTACTAGGTATATCAAAAGGTTCTATTACATGTATATTTCTATCAAACTCTGTAAACGCTGCACCTTCTTTTATATCCCAATCACCATCAAGTAATTGTCTTCTTTGTTGTTCAGGTAATGACAGAAGCATTGCTTCATAGTCACCTTGAGTGGCTAGATAAGGATTGTCTGAAAGACGTGCAGGTATAAACCTACGTTTAAAGAGAGGCTTTCCAGCCTTGGCATGACCTGTTGGATAACGTAATACCTTTGTTGTTTCAATATCTGTAGCGTCAAATGATGTACCATGTGGTGCAGGGTCAATAAACATTTTCTTAACCCAATGATGTCCTCTTCCTCCTGGGTTAGTAGTAGCCCTCATAAACACAGGCAAGTCAGGTGCAGTGGACCGTAGACGTGACCGCATGTAGTTCCATGCAAAAGGTGTGGGCCATTGAGTCAATTCGTCAAAACCTATCCAGCTAAATGCTAGACCCTGATAACGCAGGACATCATCTTCCCTATCTAGGTAGGACATCCACAATCTCGCACCAGAGGGTGCAGTCCACTGCATCTTTCTTTCTGACCACTTAATACCACGCCATATCTTAGGGTACATTTCTTGAGATTTAAATATAAGTTCTCTAAGTTCCTCTGTAGTATGTCGTAATAGTAGTCCTGAAAAATCGGGATGACCCATATATCTTAAAGGGTCTGCTAACATTGCGTATGATTTGCCACCACCTGCACTACCACCATATAATACTTCACGTTCTGCTGCAGCTAGAAAAGCTGTTTGTGGCCCTTCATTTGGCTTAAATACAACATTATGTTTTTCTTCAATGGGTACAACTTCTTTTATTATTGCACTAGGCGGCTTGCTCACTGCTTTCTGTTTGGTCGTTGTCTTTGTTTGTTTTTGCACCGAGTCTTGTTTTTTCAATCTCTTCCGCTTTGGCGATTGCCTTTTTCGCATAGTTTGCCCATCTGCGTAAGCTGCCAGCTTTGTTTTTACGTCTTCGCTCATTGTCCAATCTTTTTCTTAAACCTATATGGGATATAGATCGTCCTGTATTTCGGGTTAGCCAGTGTGCTACTTCTCTATAAGAATATTGTTTTAATAATGTTTTTGCTTTTTCTAATAAATCTAGTTCATGTTCTAATGGTAAAAGAATGTCTTTATCTTTAGGATCTATTTCGTATCCAAATGGTATTGTTCTTGCTATACGAGGTATAGGAATCCAATCATTATCTTCTTTAAGATCTGTTGGTTGAGGTAATTTCCATGTACCTAAAGGCTTAGTCATCTGGTTCTATATTTTTAGCTGGCATAAGCATTACACCACCCTTTGCTTCTACTTGCATCTTTTCAGTTTTAACAAGTCCTGTACGATCTAGTAACTCTTTAGCTGCTGCCATCTTATCACGTATACCTAACTCTGTGGGATCATACAATGCCCCTACCATTGACATTGCAGCTTTAGGGGCATTACGTGCTAAATACATCTGTGTGGCTTCTAATACTTCCTCTTTAATAGAGGGTAATATATCTCCTACATTAGTATTGTCACCATAACCTGCAAGTTTTTTAGCTTGTACTAAATCTCCTTGAGCTTCATCAAATAAAACTGAAAGAAACTTTTGTTGCTTTTCTGTTAATTGTCTTGCCATTATTCTACTTTCTGTCTATAACTATTAAATACTGGTAAATCACTGGGGTTATTTGTTACATTTTTTTCATTTACAACTAATACTTTAGGTTCTCTACGCCTAAATAGTGCTAAAAAGAAATTCTTTACGCCTAAAGCTATTTCAGTAGGGGTAGGTAATAACCAACCTAAGATAAGTAATAACATAACCCAAGGTGGTATATTCTGGTTTTTAATTAAAAGTTCTTCTACCATTCCTGTTTTTACTGGATTCTCTTCCAATACTTCTGTCTGTATAACATCTCTACCTGCGCTAGTATTTGTTTCTTCTTCAAGTGATATAGCAGCTTGTCTATTTTCTTTACCAATCTGTGCATTGGAATTTACGTTTGTTCCACTTCCACCACCACCTGACATAAGACCAGATAGTGTTGATAAGCCACATCCAGAAAGAAAAAGAAAGAGAACTAACCACCTCACTTTTTATTGTTCTTAGTTACATACAAAGGACGTCTTTGTGGTCTTACGTCTGTAAGTTTCCAACGTCTTGTTTGTGGTCTAATTTTTTTACTAATAAGTTTTTCTAGTTTATCTGCTTGTTTAATTTTATTTTTTGCAGCTTGTTTTCGTTTACGTTGCTTTTCATCTAACGCTTTTTTTCTAAGTCGTTCTTTTTCTTTAACTCTTAAATGTGTTTTATCCCCTGCACTTTTATATTTTTTCTTTGTATTTGGAGTTAATTTAGTTTTATTATTATTTTTATTTACGTCACTTAAAAGTTTCTTTGTTACTACTGCTGACACAGTTCCACCTACGGTAGTCCCCCCTATTATTGCTTTAAGTTCTTTTTCTGCCATTATTTTTTTAGTTACATCCATTGCCATTGTTTGTTTCTCTCCTGGAGTATAATCTTCTCCTTTAAGAGTATCAATAAATAATTTTTTATATCGTTTAAATAGTGATGATCTTCCAATAACATCCACTAAAGATTGAGCCATTTTTCCTGCTTGTTTTCTTTGGAATGTTGACATTTTTATTCTCCTTTTTTAAGTTAACTCAAAATGTGGACCATCTATAAAAGGTCTACGTCCTTGGGATCTACGTAAATCTATATAACCCATCATGGCATCTTCCATAGTGCCATCCCATTCAGCTATGTCATCTATATGCCATGCTGCCCCCCACCTTATTTTAGTGCCGAGTTCTCTTGCTGCTGTCTTCATTGCATCAGCTATATCGTCATAAAGATTAAGTTCCCAAGAAGGTTCTCCTTCCCAGTATGCCATTAAGTCTACGGCTCTTCCATCTAAATGTTTAGATTTCATTGTCTGGGATTTACCAGCAGCATAAAGTTTAGCCTGTTCTGCTTCAGTCCGTAGTCCATAGATACACCCAAAGTCTACCTTAGTACGTTGAATAGCTTTTACAACTACATCA